AGTGCATTCATGAGTGCATAGACGCCGCCCCTTCGTTTCTCTCTCCCCTTTCTGCGATATCCGCAGCCTCTAGGGCCTCTACCCTGCGATATTCGCAGTCTGAGGGCCAGTTTCTGCGATATTCGCACGGTGCCCGTCAGCACCGCTCCGGCGTCATCCGGGCGTTTATGCACTCCAGGTCCAGCGTCTATGCACTCATGTATGCACTCGGCATGACTATGCGATCCCGATCGGACCTCGATGGCAACCGCTGGCTCTGGAGCAAGACGCGCAAGCTCGCGCTCGCCCGTGACAGCCACCGCTGCCAGCTCGCCATCCCCGGCGTCTGCACCGACATCGCCACCGAGGTCGACCACATCCATCCGCGCAGCCTCGGCGGCGGCGACGACCTCGGCAACCTCCGCTCGGTCTGCCATCGCTGCCACCTCGGGCGCGGGATGGACGAGTCCGGCCAGGGCAAGCGCCGCTACTCCTACGCCAAGAGCCGCGTCAAGGTCAGGAAGTACTGATGGCGTTGGCGAAGCGCAAGCCGCGGAGCGATCGCAAGGGCCAGGACCGCCCGCGCATCGCGCCGCCCATCCCGCTGCGCCACCTTGGCAAGGAGTTCGCCGCCTGCGCCGCTGACCTCGACATCGTCCTCATGCCGTGGCAGGAGCGAGCCGCCCGGTATCTCACCGCCGTCGGCCCGGACGGCAAGTGGCTCTACTCCGAGCTGGCGCTGCTGGTCGCCCGCCAGAACGGGAAGACGACGCTGCTCCTGCCGCGCATCCTCATGGAGCTCCGCGCCGGGCGCCGCGTCCTGCACACGGCGCAGAACCGGGAGATCCCTCGCGAGACGTTCGAGCTGCTGGCCGGCAAGCTCGAGAACAGCGACGAGATCGTCAAGCACGGCATCCGGTGGGCCAACGGCCAGGAGACGATCAAGCACGTCAGCGGCGGGCGCTACACGCTGGTCGCCCCGCGCCACGGCGTCCGAGGTCACCATGCCGACCTCGTCATCCAGGACGAGGTCCGCGAGCAGCGCGACGAGAGCCTCCGCGCGGCCATGCTGCCGACGCTGACCGCCAGCCCCAATCCGCAGACGGTCTACCTGTCCAACGCGGGCGACGACTCCTCGGTCGTACTCAACGGACTGCGCCGGCGCAAAGACGACCGCGGGCGGCTGGCGTACCTCGAGTGGAGCGCATCGCCGGAGCGGGCCATCGATGACGAGGCGGGCTGGGCCGAGGCGAACCCGGCACTCGGCCACACGATCACGATGGACCGGCTGCGTGACTTCCGCGGCACCCTCGCCGAGTCGACGTTCGAGACGGAGCACCTCTGCCGCTGGGTCGCGTCGACGCGCGAGCGGCTGCTTGACGAGTACGCCTGGAGCCTTTGCGAGTCCGAGCACATGGGCGACCCGCGGCGGCCGTTCATGGGCGTCTCCATGTCGCCGGACGGCGCACGGGCATCGGCCGCTATCGCATGGCAGCGCGAGGACGGCACGATGGGCCTGCGGCTCATCTTCGACGTCACGGGCTCGCCGATCCCGGTGGACGAGTTCGCGAAGGAGCTGCGTGAGGTGGCGATGCGCCTCGGCGTCGTGCGCGTCGGCTTCGACCCGCTGACCGATGCGGAGATCGCCAAGTACTACAAGAAGCCCGAGCCGATCAGCGGCGGCAAGTTCGCCAACGCCACGGCCCGGTTCGTCACCATCGTCGGCGCGAAGCGGCTGCGCTGGGACGACGTGCCACAGGTCACCGACGACCTCGTCTGGACCGCACGCAAGCCGCACGACGAGTCGGGCAGCTACCAGGCCGTGCGCGCCAACGACGAGCGACCGATCACGGCCGCGCTCGCAGCTATCCGGGCCGTCTGGCTCGCCTCTGGCCCCAAGGCCCCCGTTCCGAAGGTGATGTGATGGCCCTATTCGACTCAGTCCGCCAGTTCTTCGCGCTGGAGCCGTGGCAGGAGCGCAACGTCGACCCGTTCGTGGACGTGCCGGACCTGACCACGCAGCTCGCAGCCTTCCAGGCGAAGGCCAGACCGTGGCGCCAGCCGTCGATCCGCGAGGCCCTCGGCGTGCCGGCCATCCAGCGGGCGGTCACGCTCATCAGCAACACGACGGGCTCGCTGGCGATGCAGGGCTGGAAGGATGGCGCGGCAATGGCCGACACGCCGCGCATCCTGTCGCGGCCCAATCCCTTCGAGACGCCGCGCGACGCCTACCGCGACATGGCGTACTACCTCGCCACCCGCGGCGAGACAGTCCTGTGGATCGCGGCCCGCGACAACTATGGCGCCGCGATGTCGCTGGTGACCGTCCCGGCGGCCGAGCTCAACATCGAGGACAACCCGCGCAACCGGCTCTATCCGATCTACACGTGGGGCACGCTCAAGGGCACCCGGTACTCGCCCGCCAACCCGACCGGCGAGTTCGTCCACATCACCTACCTCAAGGAGCCGGGCGCGCTGCGCGGCGTCGGACCGCTCCAGCTCGCCGGGGCGGCCTCGTCGGTCAGCGTCGAGGCGCAGGAGTGGGCGGCCAACTTCTACGCCTCGGGTGGCGTGCCGTCGATCGTCCTGCGCTCGGCCGTCCAGCTCGATCCCAACGAGGCCGCGGCCCTCAAGGAGCAATGGGCCGGCACGCCGTCCAATATGCCGCGCGTCACCGATCCGGGCATCGAGGAGATCCAGGAGTTCAACGTCAACGCGCAGGGCGCCCAGATGCTCGACGCCCGCGAGTACCAGAACGGAGACGCCGCGAGGACGTTCGGTATCCCCGGCAGCCTCATGGAATACGGCTCACCGGGCTCATCGCTCACGTACCAGAACCTCGCCGAGGTCTGGACGCAGTTCGTCCGCGGCTGCCTCACGCCCAACTACCTCGAGCCCATCGAGCAGGCGCTCTCGGACCTGCTCCCGCGCCGCGAGGTCGCCCGCTTCAACATCGCGGGCCTGCTCCGCGCCGACATCAAGACGCGCTATGACGTCTACACCTCGGGTATCGACTCGGGCGTCCTCACCGCCGAGGAGGCGATGCGGATGGAGGGCCTCATCCCCGGCAACATCGAGATGGCGCCAGTCCCATTCTCGGCCCCGGCCGCCACGCCAGCCGCGCTGCCGCAGCTCCGCACGCATCCCGTCCGATGCGAGGGCCTGCGCGTCCGCAACGCCCGCGTCGTGCCGTGCAACAAGCTCCTCGCCGAGTCCGGCCCCTTCGTCGGCACCTGTCCGCGGTGCAAGAAGCAATACCACCAGGTCAGCGAGGACGCGCTCGAGATGCGCGAGGCCACCAAGGCGATGCACCGCGTCGCCGACTCCATCGAGAAGCCACCCAAGCCGCTCGCCACGGTGACCCGCGTCAGCTACAACGAGGACGGCACCGTCGCCCTCATCGCCGAAGAAGCGGCCGGATGAGTCAGCGGGACGCGATCCTCGCGGGCCTGTTCACGCGCGCCGGCCCGGAGGGTCCGCAGGGATCACCCGGCATCGACGGCAGTCCCGGCGACCAGGGACCGATCGGCCCGCAGGGACCCGAAGGCCCGCAAGGCCCCAAGGGCGATACCGGCCCGCAGGGGCCGGAAGGCCAGCGCGGGCCGGAGGGTCCGCAAGGACCCAAGGGCGACCGAGGACTGAAGGGCCCCAAGGGCGACCGAGGAAACTGGACGCTATCGGGCGAGGGCGCTCCGGCTGCGTCCCTCGGCGTCGTCGGTGACATCTACCTCGATACCGTCGCGAGCAAGCTCTACGGCCCCAAGACGCCCGACGGCTGGGGCTCCGGCACGTCGCTGGTCGGCCCCAAGGGCGCGCGCGGACCGGCAGGCCGCGAGGGCAAGCCCGGCGGCGGTGGCGGTGGCGAGGGCATCCCGGGTCCAGCCGGTCCGACAGGACCAACCGGCGCCACGGGCGCCACGGGCGCAACCGGGCCGCAGGGTCCGCAGGGCGTCCAGGGCGTCAAGGGCGACACCGGGCCGGAAGGTCCCGCAGGGGCGGAAGGCGCCGCTGGGCTGGGCGTTGCGGCGGGCGGCGATGCGGGGCAGATGCTCGCCAAGGTGAGCGGCACCGACTTCGACACCGAATGGGTGGATGTCGCGAGCGGGCTCACGCATCCACAGGTACTTGCTAGAGGGCTAGGCGCATGATCGTCCTGACCGAAACGTCCGATACTGTCAAGGTGACGCTAGCGGGCGCCGTGGAGGCTGCCGAGTTGCCCGTCGTATCGGCGTGGCGAGACATCACGACGACCGCCTATACCGCGGGCCGCACGCTGGGTACCACCAACGGCACCGCCGACGTCAACGCCGTCTCGCCGCCGCCCGCCTCGACCCAGCGCGTCGTCGACATGCTCAACGTTCGCAACGGCGACACGGCCGACGCCGTGGTGACGATCAAGATCGACGCGAACGGGACCGAGTACATCCTGTGGCGCGACACCGTTCGGCCGGGAGGGAGCGTCCACTATGCGGACGGGCTCGGCTTCACGACCACCAGCCCGTACAAGAGCATCAAGTCGTTCACGGTCCACGGGGACGCGGGCGCGAACTTCGCGATGACCAACGCCACGCAGGCCGAGCGGCTCGCGGGCAACTCGTCGCGCGCCATCTTCATGGTCGACCTGGCGGGATATACGCAGGTCCGACTCCGGGCGAACCAACAGGTAACGAGCGCGAGCGTCAACACTCCGCTGTTCCGCGCGAAGTACTACACGACCTACACCGTCACGGTCGGGCAGTTCCTCGCGCTCGGTGCCTCGGGTGAGGTCGAGCTTACGATGGCGGGAACCGGTTACCGCGACACCGGATGGTTAAGCCTCGCCGCTGGGGCTCGGATCGACGGGTGCTGCATCGGGTTCACCGAGCTCGGCGGCGACGGCGTCGCCGACCCGGCGCTCGGCGCGACCGATATCCTATTTCGGTGAGGCACTTCGTCCTCACGCGCGCCGCGTATGGCCGTGGATGGTCGCTCGAGGCCAACCGGCGGCGCCTCGCCGTCACGCGCGCCGTCACGCTGCCGCTCATGGCCGCCCAGACGAACCGCGAGTGGACGTGGATCGTCGCGCTCGATCCCGCCGACCCGCTGCTCGAGGAGCGCACCGCGGCATTCTCCGGGGCGGCGCCCGAGTTCGTGCCCTTGCTCTGGGCGCCGCCCGCTTCGCCCGAGGCGGCAAGGTGGGACAAGCACGGCGCCTCTGCCGGCCTCGTCCAGCGGATCGCCGCGAGCGCATACCACGCACCCTGGCGCGAGGCGATGGGCATCGGGAGCGCGCGCGTGATGATGACTAGGCTCGATGACGACGACGGCCTCGCGCCCGACGCGATCGACCGCTATCGGCGGGCAGCTGCCCGCGCCAAGGGCAAGACGATCCTCATGCTCCCGTCCGGCGTCCGGGTCTGGCGCAACCGCTACTCGGACGTCAAGCACCTCCGCAACGCGATGCACTCGCTGGTGACGCCCAAGGGCGACCCGACCTCGATCTACGACTACGGCCACGCCACCTGTCACAAGGCCGCGCCGATCGTCATGGTGGACGAGGCGTGGGGCTGGCTCTGGGTCCGGCACCAGGACACGATCAGCGGCTACAAGCGCGCCGACCTCCCGTTGACGCCCGCGGTGCGCTCCGCATTCCCGGCCGACTGGGCAGCACTGAGGCGGGCATGGCGCTGATCTTCGGCCAGCAGAACGCATACAGCGCGCCGTGGCTCGCGGCGAGAACCGGCCAGAGCGTGACGGTCGAGATGGCAGACTTCCCGCACGTCGCTGCCCTTCGCGGCGACCATGACACCTATCTCGACTACCTCGCGCAGTCATGGCGCATGGAGCCGGAGATGAACACCGCAGCGCGGCGGCGCGACCAGCTCCGCCGGTTCCTCGCCGGTGGCAGCGGCCCCGTGTCCGTCATCGTGCGCCAGGATGGTCGCGAGATGATCGTGGACGGCAACCACCGAGCCGCATGGGCGCACGTCGAGGGCATCGAGCCGAAGACGGAGATCGTGCCCCTCGCCGCATGGCTGACCCACACGGTTCGCAACGACAAGGAGCGATACGGCACGGCACCAGGACTGCCCTACCAGAGCGTGTTCGCTGGCGACGCGGAGATCGTGATCGGCAGGCGCAGGGACACGCTCGCCCGCCACCGGATGCTCGATACCGCCGACCTCACGGGCCGCGTCCTGGACATCGGGTGCAACATCGGGGCCGCGTCCTTCCTCACGGCGACGACGGCAACCGAGGTGCTCGGCGTGGACACTAGTCCGCGCATGGTGACCGCGGCCAACCGGATCGGCGCCTACCTGTCCAGCCCGGCACGGTTTCGCGTCGCCGATGTCGGCGTGGAGACGCTGGATGGATGGGACACGGTCCTCTGCTTCGCTGTCCTGGCGCACGTCCGAGATCGCGTGGCGCTCAAGCGCACGCTGACCTCGGCTCGGGTCGTCTACATCGAGGAGAACGGCGGGCGGGAGCAGTTCAGCGGCGTCCGGTCGTGGTTCTCCCGCGTCGATCGGATCGACGGCGGGTTCCGGCCGCTCTATCGGTGCGAGCCGTGAGAGTCAACTGGTGCGCTTCGTGCGGCGGCGGCGCCAACTTCGGCGACCAGCTCGGCCCGATCCTGCTGCGGCACTACGGCTTCAAGGTCGTCTGGTCCCGGCCTGCCGGCGCGGAGCTGGTGACGGTCGGGTCGATCCTGTCCAAGGTCCCCAACGGCTGGCGCGGGACGGTCCTCGGGACCGGGTTCATCCGGCCGTTCATGCGCAAGGATCTGCGCCGCGCTCGCGTCCTTGCCGTCCGCGGCATCGGCACCCGTGATGCCTGCAAGCTGCCCGTGTCCACGCCGCTCGGCGACATGGGCATCCTCTGCGTCGACCTACCGCGCAAGGCCACCGACCCCGTCGGCGAGCTGGTCGTCCCGCACTACGTCGACCACGACATCGTCGCCCGCCACCCGGACGCGACCGTGGTCCCGATCACCGCCAAGCCGGACGTCCTCATGGGCGCCATCGCCGCGGCCGACGTCGTCTACTCGTCTAGCCTGCACGCCCTGGTCGCCGCCGACGCGCTCGGCATCCCGCACGTCCTCGAGATCCACCCCAACGTCCACGGCGGCATCTTCAAGTTCAACGACTACGCCTCGGCATTCGATGAGCGCATCCGGCCCGGCCGCGCCCGCCTGACCGACCGGACGGCGATGGCCGAGCGGCAGGCCGAGATGCGGATGTTGGTCGAGCGGCTGCGGTGATCGACTTCTTCGCGTCGGCCTACTGGTACGTCGAGCACATGGCGCCGATCTGGCTGGCGCTCCCGCCCGAGACGCGCGGCCGGTTCTACGTCAGCCACGCTGCGGCACGGTCGGCGAGGGGCCTGCCCGGCGTCCTCATCGGCCGCCCGCGCGGCGACGACGTGCCGATGTTCGTCGCGTCCTATGGCGACTACCGGGTGGCGACGATGGTGGGCCGCTCATCGATCGCGCTCGGCCAGCACGGCGCCGGGCAGTCCTACTCGAGCCAGCACACGGCGTATCCAGGCGGGCGCGGGCAGGACCGCGTATCGCTGTTCCTGCTACCCAATGAGCACTCGGCCGCGCGGACGCGGAAGGCATACCCGTCGGCTCAGGTCGAGGTCGTCGGCTGCCCGAAGCTCGACACCCTGCCGACGAAGGCGCGGGACGGCGAGCCGGTGATCGCGTTCTCGTTCCACTGGGACGGCCAGAGCATCGCGCCCGAGATGCACTCGGCCTGGCGGGCATACTACGCCGCGCTGCCGGAGCTCGCCCGGCGTCACCGCATCATCGGCCACGCCCATCCGCGCACGATGGCGCAGTTCGGCCGCGTGTATCGGCAGTCCGGCATCGAGGTCGTCCCGACGTTCGGCGAGGTTCTGCGCAAGGCTGACGTCTACGCCTGCGACAACTCGTCCAGCCTGTTCGAGTTCGCCGCCACCGGGCGCCCCGTCCTCGTCCTGAACACGCCGGACTATCGGCGTACCGTGGAGCACGGCCTCCGGTTCTGGGCGGCGTCCGGCGTCGGCATCAACGTCGAGCACCCGCGCGAGCTGGAGGCCGCCATCCTCCGCGCCATCGATGATCCGCCCGAGGTGGCCGCGGCCCGCGAGGCGGCGCTCGACATCGTGTACCAGCCGCGCACGGGTGGCGCCGCGCTGGCCGCTGGCATCTTGGCGGACTGGGCAGCGCAGCACGTCGTCATTCTCGACATCTACGCCCGGCGCAAGGCCCGTACCCAGATCCAGAACTTCAGGGCGGCACATCGGCACTTGACGCGCGTGGGATGACGGGCGCACTATCTCGCCAATCGAATACGCCGTCGAGTCGCCGCCGTGCGACCGGGGCAACCATCGTGGCCTCCTACCGAGTGGATCGTGTCCAGACAACTCGGCTTGGAGGCCATATGCATGGATAGCCCGGAACAGCCGGAGCTGCGAACGCTCGACTTCGATGGCGACATCGAGATCCGCGACGAGTCCAAGCGGGAGATCGGCGTCCGCGTCGTCCCGTGGGACATCGTCCGCGACAGCCGCGCAGGCCCCGAGGTCTGGGAACGCGGCGCCCTCGCTGGGATCGATCCTTCGACGGTCGTCCTCCGGCTCAACCACCAGGACCCGCCCGCCGGCCGCGGACTCGCGCTCGAGGAGCGCGACGACGGGGCGCACCTCATCTTCAAGGTGAGCAAGACGGCGAAGGGCGACGAGATCCTCACCCTCGCGACCGATGGCGTCACGCGCGGCGTCTCGGCCGGCTACTACGACGTGCCCGGCGGCACGGTCGTGGAGACGCGCAACGGGCGCCGCACACGGGTCGTCCGCAAGGCCGATCTGCGCGAAGTGTCCACTACCTGGCAGCCGACATGGGAGCAGTCGGCCGTCCTGTTCGTTCGCTCCGAGGAGAACACGCCAATGACTGAGATGGAGGCCCCTCCGGTGGAACCGACGCCCGTCGACCTGACGCCCGTCACCGAGTCGATCAAGCAGATCGGCACCTCGCTCGGCGACCGGCTCGCCGTGCTTGAGGAGCGCAGCCGCGCCAACTTCAGCGTCCCGGCAGCCATCGAGGCCGTCGAGAACCCGCAGCGCGGCGAGTGGATGTCGGCCGTGATCCGAATGCTCTCGGGCGAGCGGATCAACGACCTCCAGATGCGCGCCCTCGCCGACCTCGTCACCGCCGACAACGTCGGCGTCGTGCCGGACGCCTACCTCTCCGAGATCATCGGCGTCATCGATCCGAGCCGTCCGTTCCTCAACTCGACCCGCAAGCTCGACCTCCCGTCCGCGGGCATGAGCCTCGTGGTCCCGAAGATCGTCACCCGCCCGACCGCGGGCGTGCAGGCCGTCTACGGTGACGAGTCCAGCCCCGAGAAGGCCGAGATCACCTCGACCGTCACGAGCATCACGAACGTCAGCTACGACGCGATCACCATCGCGGGCGGCGGCGACATCAGCCTCCAGCTCCTCAAGCGGTCCTCGCCGAGCTACCTCGGCCTGTACCTGGAGCTGCTGGCCGAGGCCTACGCGAGCAACGCCGAGGACGAGGCCCTCACCGCGATCCTCGCGGCGGGCATCAACGCCGGCGGCGCGCTCGATCCCGAAGACCTCGTGCTCGGCCCGGCGTGGGCATCGGGCGCGGCGGTCCGCAAGCCGATCGACACCATGTGGATGTCGAGCACGGCAGTCGGCGCGTTCATCGACGCCAAGGCATCCGGCACCAACGCCCCGCTCTACTCGTCCATCCAGGCCGGGTTCACGGCGGGCGCGGGCACCGCGGGCACCATCTCGGGCCTGCGCCCGGTCTGGGTCCCGGCGCTCGACGGCACCGGCACCGACGTTCTGGTCGGCCCGCGCTCGGGCTTCGGCTGGACCGAGGACGGCACCTACACGCTCCAGGTCGATGTCCCGGCAAAGGCCGGACGCGACGTGGCGCTGGTGGGCATCCTCTGGTTCGCCCCGATGTACCCGACCGCGTTCACCGGCTACGCGCTGGCGAGCTAACTCCGATGGCAGTGTGGCCGGAGCTGGATGAGCTGAAGCAGGTACTAGACGTCGAGTCCACCGATTGGGACGGCGACTACGACGGCACGCGGCTGACCCGGCTCCTGGCCGCCTCGATCGAGGCGGTCAAGGCCACGGTCGGAGACTGGGACGAATACACCGACGAGCCGGATGACAACCTCGCGCAGGCTGCTCTCCGGCTCGCCGAGCTCCTCGCACTCAAGCCCGAGCTGGCGGCGTCCGTCACCAACGGGCAGGGCGTCCGGGCGGCATCGTTCACGAGCGCCGACCCGACGCTCGCGATGCTCCTGTTCGGCCATCGCCGCACCTTCGGCGTCGCGTGATGGCAGCGACCACCATCAGCATCAAGGGGACCGCCGAATACAAGCGGCGGCTCAAGGCCGTCAAGGCCGTTTTCAAGCCGATCGCGCGGAAGTGGTCGGAGGGCACCGCGCCCGCCTACACCGCTGCGGTGCCGGTCCGCCCGGCCTCGATGCGCGCCGGCGACAAGCACGAGCCGGGACGGCTGAAGCGATCGTTTAGCGTCCGCACGAGGACCCGCACCCGGGCCGTCATCGACGGACACTACACCGCCTACTTCATCAACAAGGGCGTACAGCCGCACTCGATGGCACGCCGAGCCAAGGGCCAGGACCGCACCGTCTTTGCCAAGAAGCATCCGGGCTATGCCGCGCGGCCGTTCCTCAAGCGCCTCGCGTGGGAGGAGCTCCGCAAGCACCCGATGTCCGCATCGCTCATCGACGTCTGGAATGAGGCGGCATGATTATGGTGCCGAGCAACCTCCAGACCGGGATGCGGGCGGCGGCCGTCGACCTGCTCACCGACTACGCGACGGCCCAGGGCATCAAGCTCCAGGTCTACCGCTCCCGCCCACGGAGCCTGTTCCCGCCGACGGCCTTCGTGGACCGGATCACCGAGTCGCTCGTCTGGGACGGCACCGGCTGGCCGCAGCGCACCGTCACGGCCGACGTGGTCGTCGTGCATGGCGCCTTCGACACGGGCGAGGCCGCGGACAATCGCGACGCCTTCGTGGATGCGTTCGTCTACTGGATGGCCGACCGCTACCACGCGGCGGGCGTCAACACGTTGGTCGAGCTGTCCGCCATCGATGACGAGCCAGCCTGGCAGCCCGACTGGCGCCCGGCCAATACCACCAACGGGCCTGACCCGATCTACTACGCCACCCGACTCACGCTGGAGGGCTACGCCGGAGGCTGACGCAACCGCGCTCCCTGACCAGGGCCGGGTCGGTACGGTCCATACCCCGCACGCGAAGGAGCCAGCACAATGCCCGTCCAAGGACTCGTACGCCTCCGCAGGCACCTCTTCGGTCGCCAGCAGACATTCGGCGTCATGGTCGACGCCACCCGCGCCTACCCGTACAAGGGCACGCCGGAAGTCGAGCTCAACTGGACCGATCCCGATGTCGACATGGGATCGATCGACATGGTCGCCGCGCCGCACCGCGAGGCGCCCGCGCTGACCGCATCGCTCACCGACCCGCAGCTCGCCTACAACTCGCTCCCGCAACTCCTGTCCGCGTTCTTTGGTGGCGGCGTCGAGCCGACCGGAGGTGGCACCGCGCAGACGTGGGCCTTCTCGCCCGCCTCGGCGACGGTCGATCCGCTCGACCTTCACACCTACCAGTTCGGCGATGATGTCCTGACCGACTGGTACCAGCTCGGTGACGGCATCCTCGACTCGGTCGAGTTCGCCGGCCCCGACGGCCTCGGCCCTGTCACCACGACGATGGCCTGGCGGTTCGGCTCCGTCCAGTCGACCGGCTCCACCGACTCGCCCGTCGTGGGCGTGGTCCCGACGGCTGGCCTCACGGTCGCAGGCAACGAGGCGCTCGTCTACCTCAAGGACATGTCGATCTTCATCGCCGACTCGACGGCTGGACTGGCCGCCGGGCAGATCAGCGATGCCCTGCACAACTTCACGCTCCGGCTCTCGGCCGAGACGGACGAGAAGCGATGGGCGAACGGCAGCCAGGTCTTCGACGTGGACGCCTACGCTCGCACCTCGCGCAGCATCGAGCTCGAGTGCACGTTCGCCAAGACGGATGACACCGTGGGCACCGGCTCCGAGTCCGACGACTGGATGAGCGACCAGGCCGTCGACCGCTACGTGCGGCTCACGTTCACATCCACGGCCTTCGCCGAGGGCGTGACGCCGTACTCGTGGACCGTCGATATGCCGATGCGGTACTACACCCGCACCGAGGGCGAGGTCGGTGGCAACACCGTGATCGTCCTGACCGCCCACGCCTGGTACGACGCCGATGATCTCGACGGCATCTTCGAGACGACCGTCGTCAACACGCTCACCGCTGCCGACCTCGGCCTCGCCGGGTCCTGACGTGGACGTCAAGATCGGGTGCCTCTGCGGGGGCACCCACCCTGACGGCGACACCGTCACGCTCCGCGACCGGCTGGACTTCCGGTCGGCCACGACGATCCGCAAGGCCATCGGCATGGTCAACGAGGACGGCGACACCGAGGCGCCCGAGATCCTCGCCGTGATGACCGAGTGGTACGCCCTGCTGGGTATCGAGGCATGGACGCTCACCGATGACCGTGGCAAGCCGTTGCCGGTCACCAGGGCGGCCATCCGCGAGAAGCTGCTCGACAATCCCGACGCCCTCATGGACACGCTCACCGTGGCCGACGCCGCAGACGAGCTGTATATGCCGGTCATCCTCCTCCCTTTACTGGTCCGGGCATCGACATCCTCGCTGCCCACGCCGACGGCACCCTCGACGTCAGCGCCGACGGACTCCTCGGAGAAGCCCCCGAAGCCCTCGAAGCGATCCTCGACCACGAGTACCCGGACGGACGGCATCGCGACGATTACGTCGTTGCCCGTTGGCGACTCCAGTACCTCGCCGAGCACGAGATCGGCCACCTAATCCGAAGCCAACAACGGCGCGAGGACCGACAGATGGACGGACTCAGAAGGGCAGCCAATGGCCGGGGCCGCTGAGACTGCGAGGCTCGTCGCGGAGCTGACGCTCAAGGACAAGATGTCCAAGGGTATCGACTCGGCGATCGGCAAGGTCGACAAGCTCGGCAAGAAGACGGGCATCGCCGCGCAGGGCATCAAGACGGCAGGGCGCAACATCGAGCGCGGTCTGCTCATCGGCGCCGGCGCGGCGGCGGCCGGGATCGCCCTGTCCGTCAAGGCGGCGGGCGACTTCGAGGCGCAGCTCAACACGATCAACACGGTCGCGCAGCTCACCGGCACGTCGGTATCGGGCGACCTCGGCAAGATCGGCGACAGCATCCGGCAACTCTCCCGCGACACCGGCACGGCGACGTCCGACCTGACCCAGGCGTACTACGACCTCGTGTCCGCGGGCATCGACACGGCCGACGCGCAGAACGTGCTGACGCAGGCGAACAAGCTGGCGATCGGTGGCCTGTCCACGACGGCCGAGGCCGTCGACCTGCTCACCACGGCCATCAACTCCTACGGCGGCGACGCCACGCAGGCTTCCTCGATCACCAATATGTTCGCCGAGGCCATCGGCGCGGGCAAGGTTACCGCGTCGGAGATGGCGGCATCGTTCGCCACGGTCGGCCCGCTGGCGGCCGAGTTCGGCATTGGCATCGATGAGATCAGCGCGGCGCTCGGGCTGATGACCGCCAAGGGCACGCCGGCGGCGCAGGCGTTTACGCAGATGCGCTCGGCTATCGTCGCGCTCAAGAAGCCCAACTCGGCGCTCGCAGCATTCCAGAAGGACCTCGGCAAGAACTTCGCCAAGATGGCCCAGAGGAAGGGCCTCGCCTACGCCTATAACGAGCTGACCATCGCCGCCAAGAAGGCGGGCATCCCGGTCGAGAAGCTCACGGGCCGCATCGAGGGCGCGCTGTTCGCCTCGCAGGTGACCGGCGACTCGTTCGCCGACTACAACGCCGAGCTCGAGAAGGTCCGCAAGTCCAGCGAGGGCGCCGGCGTGGCGCAGGAGCAGATGGACAAGCGGACAACCGGCTTCAACTACGCGATGGAGAAGCTCAAGGCGAACGTCCACGACGCCGCCATTACCATCGGCTCGGAGCTGCTCCCGCCGCTGGCTGACCTGGCGGGCGAGTTCTCGACATTCATCAGCGAGCACCAGGGCGACGTCAAGGAGTTCGCCAAGAACCTCGCCGGGGCATTCCGTGGCGCGATCGACTGGGCGAAGCGACTGGACTTCGAGGCCATCGGCAAGGCCCTCGAGGCTGCGGCAGGCTTCGCGCGGGGGCTCATCGATGCCTTCCTTCGGATGCCGCCCGAGGTGCAGGGCACGCTCCTCGCGCTCGCCGGACTCGACAAGCTCTCCGGCGGCGCGATCTCGGGCATCGTGGGCGAGCTCGGCAAGGGGCTCATCAAGGGCGTACTCGGGATCACGGCCGCGGTCGTCAATGTCAACGGCGGCGTCGTGAACGGCGGCGGCGGCATCCCCGGAAAGGCGATCCCGGCAGCGGCTGCGGGCGTGGGTTGGAAGGACGGACTGGCGGCGCTCGGCGGGCTCGCCGGATTCACGGCTATCGCGGGCGCGGCGGCGCTCGGACTCTACTACGGCATCCCGGCCCTGATGGGCTCCAAGCCAGCCGGGCGCCAGAGCGACACCCGGACGATCACGACGCCGGGTGGCGGGACGATCACGGGCGCCAACGCTGGCATCGTCCGCCTGTTCACGCCCGCCCTCAAGTCGATGGAGGCAGCGGCCGACCGGCTCAACCCGCCGGGTGGCGGGCCGGGCACCCGCGACCAGCAGCTTCTCAAGCGCATGGAGGCAGCGGCCGACCGGCTCAACCCGCCGGGTGGCGGGCCGGGCACCCGCGACCAGCAGCTCATCGAGTCGAAGCGCATCGCCTCGCTGGCGAGCGACACGAAGTCCGAGACGATCGCCGTCAAGCGCGGGATCGCCGAGGTCAAGGCCGCGCAGGGCGAGACGAACCGCAAGCAGGCCGCGGCCATCGTTGCATTCCGGGCTGGCGAGCGGGCGACCGAGGCGGGCGCATCGCGGACGGTATCGGCCATCCAGGCGAACCGGCCCATCATCAACAACTACGTCGGTGTGTCCGTCTCGGCGACGAGCATCACGAAGGTCAACGTCACCCAGGACCGGGTCGGCCCCGGCACCGGGTCGGCTGGCGGCAAGAACACCTCGCACAGGAAGCCTTGACGATGGTGCAACGGATCTGGTATCGGGACGTGGACGCTGGCTCCTTCGTGGAGATCAGCGACCGCGTGGACAAGATGTCATGGCAGGTGCAGGAGAACGCCGAGGAAGGCTCGGTCGCGATGTCCACGATCACGGTCGAGGACCCGGACATGGACATCACCTTCAACGGGCACCGGCGGTTCCTCATCCTTGAGGACGAGTCGGAGGCGACCGACAACGTCATCTGGTCAGGCTTCACGTCCGACCAGACGGTGGCGCGCCAGGCGGGCGACACGCTCTATCCGCTGGGCCGATCGTGGTCCCTGAGCCTGTACGACCAGAACGGGATCTGGCAGCGCCGGGTGATGGTCGGGGCCGACTGCAAGCGGCCGGCCGAGACGGACATCGAGCGGATGACGTGGCTGCTCGGAACCAACGAGTTCGCGATGATCGACAACGCGACCGACTGGATGGCGACAAGCGGCGGCGTGGACATGGACGCCTGCGACTACCGCGGACAGATGGGCTCGCAGGTCGTGGACGACTGCGCGCAGGCGAGCGGGCGCAACTACTTCATCGCCGACATCGAGGTGGGCACGGGGCGCGAGCAGTGGGCCTGGTACCAGCGCGACGGCAGCACCGACTACGAGTCGCCGCTCTACCTCACCAACGACCCGACCGAGTGGAACGATTGGGCGCTCGATGATGGCTCGTCCGTGGTCTGGCCGATCAGCATGGACACTGAGCTCAAGCGCGATCCGGGGCGCGTCTACTGGGGCGTCTACCTGCCCTATGAGCGCGGCGCGGTCTACCGCACTCGGGCGGCCACGGCGGCCAACTTCGCCAAGCGGGACTTCGTGGCGCCGACCAAGAACGTCAAGAGCAAGACCAAGGCCATTGCGCGGGCTGTCCGCTATCTCGACGACGTGGCCGACCAGGACGAGCGCATCACCACGACGGTCGAGCTGCCCGCCGGCAAGGCCACGATGATCCGTGCCGGGATGCGCGTGCAGTTCAAGGCGAGCCACCTGCCGGGCTACGAGGACTGGGTCTGGATGCGCGTCCTCACCTGCGCCATCAAGCCGGTCGCCGCGGCCACCCGCTACCAGCTCACGCTCGAACTGCAGGGTCCGGGCGTCGCGGCAGACGGGCCGCCGCCGCCTGTGCCGACCGTCAAGTGGATCAGCTATTCAGACTCGATGCCGTACGACCCGGACGTGACGATCGAGGCGTCGGACGACGGTGATACGTGGTCCGAGGTTCTCACGATGGCGCAGATCGCCGCCGGTACCGTAGACCCTCCGAACATGGGCGCCGGGACATACACGGGCATCGTGGAGTTGGACCCCGTGGACTGGAGTCATCGCTACTGGCGCATCACCTACTCCAACGAACATCCAGGCGGGTACTTCGGCGGCATCTCGATCAGCGCCTTCCGCCTCCTGTCGCATGGTGACTGGGATGCGGTGTGTCGACTCCAGACCAAGAGTGCGGGCCTCTCGACGTGGTGGTCGATGGCTCTGCTCCCGTTCGCCGGAGACGCGACGTGGACCGGCGTCTGCAACAAGCCTCTGCTCTATGACTACGTGACGGCCGGGCCGGCAACGTCTGGATCGGGCCGGCAGGGACAGGGTCCCTTGCAACTCAATCCCAACGTCGAACCGCCGGAGACGATCACCGCGACGTGGACCTTCGACCTGCTGGGGGGCGCCTAGATGGCTGGTCTGAAGGTCACCAGTGAGGGCGAGGCCGAGCCGCTGTCC